GGTTTTCTGTTATATTCCTTAAGTGTCTTGAAAAGCAGCTGGTGTTGAAGGGCGTAGTCACCACAGAAGACTGGAAAATATTATCACAGTCGATTACTTTTGAGTTTGCCAGTGATGAGTATTATCAAGAGCTTAAAGATACAGAGATGTATATGTCAAGAGTGAATGCTGCAAATGCACTTGCTCCCTACATTGGTAAATACTACTCACATAACTGGGTCAGAAAAAACATATTTAAGCAGTCTATGGAAGATATGAGTCAACAAGATGCTGGGATAGTTGGAGAGTATAAAAATCAAGTACTCTACCCACCTGCACCTGAACAACCGCAACAATAAATACAGGAGATATGATGGAAGTCGATACACCACAATATGAGTTGAGTGATCTAGTAAGATATTCTTATGAAGGTCAACCTGCCAAGGTGCAGGATGTATTTAATGAGTTAATGATGGGTAGAATGTATGACGCCATCCAACAAAAGAAGGTCGAAGTAGCTCAGAACTTCTTTGGTCAGCAGCAAGCTGATGCAGAGGATTATGATACTGACCACCACGAAGAAGAGGACGAAGATGGCCAAGACGCTTAAGGGCATTTTAGAAGTATACGCTCCTAGATCTAAGGATGAGAAGCGTTTCAAGGACAAGCATGTTGTTGCAAGAAGCAAGAAGGACAAACCATCAGAAGATGATGCCATGTTTCAAGCAACTAATGTAAAAACCATTAACAGAGAGAAGACCAAGCACGGATACAATCTTGGTAAGGATGAAACCGTGTATGAAGAAGTTGGCAAGATTCATCCAATGGCCCTTCATGTTAGCAATGCTGGTAAAGGTAAGTACAGAGTGCATGCTGTTGGTAGCAAGCTATCTGATGGTATCAAGGTAGGTGAGCATCTCTCCGACACAGAGCTAGATGATGCAGCTGAGATGGGTGCTAAGATTGTTAATAAAAACACACTTACAAAAACAAAGATCAAAGAAGAAGCTTTGGATGAGAAAAAACTCACTCCAGCTGAAATGAAGAAACGTGAAGAGGTTGCAAAGGCAATCAAGCGTGAGAATCCAGATATGCCAATGGGTAAGAAAATGGCTATTGCAACTGCCACAGCTAAGAAGGTTGCAGAGGGATTTGATGATGAGGATGTCGAACTACTTAACATCATCCACAGCTCACTCACAGATGAAAACAAAGCTATCCTAGAAGACATCGTGGAAAATAATCCTGATCAGCTACTAGAATTTTTAGATCAGTTAGAGGTGCAGAATGGCTAGAGTATTATCAAATCAATTAGGTGGTAAATATGTTGTGCTGTGCACAGCAAACGACACAATTCAAGTATCATCTGCAAACGCTACTGCTGCTGAGACAGTTACAGGATTATCTATTAATCAGATTTGGACTGGACTTGATAATGGGTACTGGAAATTATCACGTGGATCAAACACAATTCTAATTACTAATGCTTCTGATTATCAGGACTTTGCTGGAAGCGGAGCTGCTATTCAGTTAGACTCAGCTGCTAATGTTGTAGTCAATTGTACATCATCAAATTGCACCATGATCATCGACTTCCAGAAGCAGTCAACATTTACAAGTTCGTACTAAGAGGACAGAATGAAACTAATTAGCGAAGTATATGAAGGAGTCAAATTCATTGTCGAGGAAAAAGAAGGAAAGAAAAACTTTTTTATCCACGGTACCTTCATGGTTGCTGAGCAAGGCAACAAGAATAAAAGAGTTTACAGAGCTCACATTCTAGAGCGTGAAGCAGAAAGATATAACAAAGAGTATATCAAAGAGAACAGAGCCTTTGGTGAGCTTGGTCACCCACAGGGTCCAACTATCAACCTAGAGCGTGTTTCTCATCTTATCACTAGCTTGGTTAGAGAGGGTGACAACTTTGTAGGTAAAGCAAAAATTATGGATACTCCTTACGGAAACATTGTTAAGAACCTCATGCAAGAAGGTGCTACGCTTGGTGTTTCTTCAAGAGGCATGGGTTCATTGAAGATGAATGATGAAGGATTAAATGAAGTTCAAGATGACTTCTATCTAGCAACTGCTGCTGATATTGTTGCTGATCCTTCTGCTCCTGGTGCATTCGTAAGAGGCATCATGGAGGGTGTTGAATGGGTGTGGGATAATGGAGTTTTAAAACCTCAGCAACTCGAGGAAATGAAAAAAACCATTCAAAAAACATCTAAGAAGAACCTTGAAGAAGCTCAACTCAAGGTTTTTAAACAGTTTATTAAATCACTGTAAAATTCAATAATATAAATAATAAAGATACTTTAAGGAGTAAACAAAATGGCAACAAAACAACAACTAGATGAATTACAAGTGGGTGGTGGTGCTACTGGTGTCTCCATGGTTCCAGGTCCAGTTTCAAAAGGAAAAGCCACTCTACCTAATTCAAAAGACCAGGGTGATCCAGCTCAGAGCCTAAGTGGTGATGAGCAGGAAACCAATCCTGAAAACAACACAGCACCTACTGGTGATATGTCGGCACAAAACAGAGCAACCATTGCTACTAAAGAGCATTTAGATGCTATGTTCAATGGTGAAGATCTTTCTGAAGATTTCAGACAGAAAGCTGCTACAATTTTTGAAGCTGCTATCGAAGCTCGTATTGCTGATGAAGTTCAAGCAATCGAAGAAAACTACACACGTCAACTCGAAGAAGCTATTTCAGAAGTTGCTAGCGAGCTGACTGCTAAGCTAGACGACTACCTCGACTATTGCGTTGAGCAGTGGATGAAGGAAAACGAAGTCGCTATCGAGCACTCACTCAAATCAGAAATCACTGAAGATTTCATGGAAGGCCTCAAAGATCTATTCGCTGAGAACTACATCGAGATCCCAGAAGACAAACTTGACGTTCTAGAGCAGTTAACTGCTAAAGTTGAAGAACTAGAAAACAAGTTGAATGATTCTATTTCCGAAAACATCCAAATGATGAAATCCCTAGATGGATATACTCAGCAAGAAGTATTTTATTCTGTTGCTGAAGGTCTAGCATTGACTCAAGTTGAAAAACTACGTCAACTGGCTGAAGGAATTACATTCGAAGATTCTGAATCATATCAGAAGAAACTACTGCTTGTTAAGGAAAACTATTTCCCAACACAAGCAAGTGCAACTGCTCAATATGTTGCAGAAGAAGACGAAGCAATTGGTAACAACGATCTTTCAGAAGAAAATAAAGTTTCTTTCCAGGATCCATCAGTAAAACGTTACTTTTCTGCTATCTCGCGCACTGCAAAGTAATAAATAAAAAAGATTATTATCAACCCCGTAAGGAGAAGTAAAAATGATGTTAGCTGAAGACTTACAAGCAAAGTGGGATCCAATCCTGGCCCACCCAGACTTGACCCCAATCAAAGATATGCATCGTAGAAGCGTTACTGCTGTTGTTCTAGAGAACACAGAAAAGGCACTTCGTGAAGCAAATCAATATGTTCCACAATCACTCACAGAAGCAGCTCCAGCAAACGCTACTGGTGCTGACATCGACACATTCGACCCAGTTCTAATCAGCTTGGTTCGTCGTGCAATGCCTAACCTAATCGCTTATGACATCTGCGGTGTCCAGCCAATGACTGGCCCTACAGGGTTGATCTTTGCGATGCGTTCCAAGTACAGCAACAGCTCGAACAGTGGTGTTGAGAACTTCTACAATGAAGTTAACACAGCATTCTCTACAGAAGTTTCTGGTGCTAACACACTAGGTCAGAAGAACGTTGGTGGTTACCCAGGTAACACAACAACTGGTACAGCTAACTTGGCTGAAGCTGGTATCTACAACTTCGGTTCAGGTATGTCTACAGCTAATGCTGAAGCAAACGCTACTTTTGCAGAGATGGCATTCTCAATTGAGAAAGTCACTGTAACTGCTAAGTCACGTGCTCTAAAAGCTGAGTACTCAATGGAACTTGCACAAGACTTGAAAGCAATTCATGGTCTTGACGCTGAGACAGAATTGTCAAACATCCTATCGGCTGAGATCCTTGCTGAGATCAACCGTGAAGTTGTTCGTACAATCAACGTCACAGCTACTCGTGGTGCTACAGAAAACACAACTACAGCTGGTCGTTTCGACTTAGATACTGACTCAAACGGCCGTTGGTCTGTTGAGAAGTTCAAGGGTCTGATGTTCCAAGTTGAGCGTGAAGCTAACCAAATTGCCAAAGCTACTCGTAGAGGCAAAGGTAATATGATCATCTGTTCTTCTGATGTTGCTTCTGCACTTCAGATGGCTGGTGTTCTTGATTACGCTCCTGCTCTAAACAGCAACAACCTTAATGTTGACGATACTGGTAATACTTTTGCTGGTGTTCTAAACGGTCGTATGCGTGTTTACATTGATCCATATGCAACTGGTAACTATATGGTTGTTGGTTATAAGGGTGCTTCTGCATTCGATGCTGGTCTCTTCTACTGCCCATACGTTCCGCTACAAATGGTTCGTGCAGTTGATCCAGACAGCTTCCAGCCTAAGATTGGCTTCAAGACTCGTTACGGAATGGTTGCAAACCCATTCGCTGAGGGTTCAACAGTTGGTCTGGGTGCTCTAACTAAGGATAGCAACGTTTACTATCGTCGTATCCTAGTTGACAACCTAATGTAATTTGAATATAAAAA